AAAGTAAAAATAAAGTTTTTTCTATCCCGGCGTAATGTGCGCAATAGGCAATGATCCCCAAAATACCAAACGTCGATAAAGAATTAATCTTTTTTCCGTCTATAGAGTCTAAAATTATTAACCCACATACTGAAATTGCCACAGCAATAAAGGCGCTCACTTCCATTATTTCTTCACCTTACTCCACGCTTCCTTGCTATCAAGCCGTCCGTTAATCCGCCCCTGCCATCGCCGCGCTGTCATTGGGTAATGCATGATACCTGCCGTTTCGTGTGCATACCATTTCTGGTAGCGGTCTACCGTGTTCCATTCGTTACCCAGAACGTAAGTGCGAACCGGGTATTTTTGGTGCGCCCTGAGCAGTGCAGCCTGATCCCGTGCACCGTAGCGGTTCCACTCATTATACCATTCTATCATGAACTTTCGCGCTTGCTCAGTGCGTCGGTATGCCCACACGCCGCCGTTTAGTTGAACTGCCTCATCCGTACCAATGAACTTAAAGGTCTCCTTGCATTCTTCGATGTAGTCGGGACGCACCATGTTAAACGCGACGTGATAGCGCACTGGGTTTTTACAAATGACAAACTCCCAACCGTCGGCAAGCGCGTCGAAAAGAAACCCTATTGGCGCGGTGACTTCAGTGTCGGCGTCAAGGTAGAGTACATAATCCCATTCCGCCGGTGCGAGGCTTTCAACACTGAGCTTAGCGCCGCGTGCGCCTATGTCAGAGTCTTCGCGCTGAATGAATATATCCTCGCAACCCAACGGCTCGTTAGACACCAGCGCGACGGGTAGGTTCATATGCTTTTTGAATGACTGAATGCAAAGGCGTGCGCAGTTGCGCGCGTTCTCGCCAAAGGCTACAAGGTACAGGCCGGCGTTCTCTGCGCCCCAGGGGGCGTGCAGAGGCGGCTGGGGGATTTGGTATAGGTGTTGCTCAAAAGCGCGTTGATGGTCCATATACCAGTTATGCGCGTTGTATTCTTTTGCCCGCTCAACTAAAGCGTCGCCGCTGCCATTAAAGTCTAGCGCTGCCAGTAACGCGCGCTTCATGTCGGCATAGCTACCTGCACGATAGGGATAAAGCCCGTCAACCTCGCCAAGTTCGTCGTGCAGCCCAACGCCGGCGGGAAACACGCACGGCACGCCGCACGCCATTGCTTCGAGCGTCGTCATTGGCACGCCTTCAATGGTGGACGTGCAAAGGAACACATCAATCGACTGAAAGAAGTTCGGCATATGTTGCCATGCGTAGAACTGAGAGGGAATGCCCGACCATCCCTTACCCGACGCCCTAAAACTCGCTGAAACATCCACGTCCTTAGCGGCGCGGTAGACGAGCTTTTCACCCTTGCGCTTTGACGACTTTGCAATTACGCCACTAACACCAACGCTGCGATTGTTCGGGCGCGTGCGAGCGGGCACAAACTGAGGATCAACCACAGGCCGGACAAGCGTAGCGTTCGGAAAATCGTCGCCGTAGATTTGCGCGGTGACAATCGGTAGATCAACCGTGTCTTTGAACTGGTTCCATATGCCCGCTTTGTGCTCGTTGTCTTTTTCGTAATGGGAGAAATACGCGGCGGTTGGCGTCGCGTTAAATGATGGAAAGCGTTCGAGTTCGAGGTAAGGAAAAAAGTAGTTTATGTGTGCGTCCGGGTTGGGTGTCTCGCCCATTATCCAGCGGTTAGACGACGACGTTATGAGCGCTTTTGCAAGACGAGGGATGACGTGCCCGGTGTCACGGCAAATGATGTGAACGTGCATTCTTTACTCGCCTTCTGCTATCGCCTGCACTTGCACCGCAATGTCTTTGAATAGCTCGCCGGTGTCACCGACAACAACCCGGTCATTTGATGTGACAATAGTGACCTGTTGTGATGCGTTGTCGAAAAACACCGTTTCAACCGCGCGTAGATTAATCGCGTATTGGTTATCACCAATCTCGATAAAGTATACTTTCTTCATGAATCTCCTCAACAGCCTAAGTAGAAAGTTCATTTGAGTATATAGCTTTCAAGCAAGCCCTTGATTTTATTGAAAACGTCGGTCGCGCTTTCGGGAGTGCAGTCAACGAAAAAATGCTTTGGGCAGTCAATGTAGTCAACGAAAAGCGTTTTTTGAGACGTGTAAACCGCTCGAATGCAGTCAACGCGCAAAAGGTGTTGCGCGTTTTCGGTTTCAATGAGTAGGAAAGATTGATCGGGTGATACACTTGCCATAGGAATGAATTCTACCGCTTCAAGCTTTGCCATTATCTCGCCCTTCCGAACCAGTGTTCGATTACTGCGCCTTTGCCGCGCCGGTTGTCGTTCCACAATCGCCCCAACAGCCAGATTTTAAGCGGTGCGACTTGCAACGCGCGCAACAATGCGCCCTGATCCTGATTTTCATATCGTTGCCATTCAGTATACCACACGTTGAAAAAATGTTTAGTACGCGCGTTATGAGCTACAAAAAACACACCGGCTTGCAACTGCAAAAACTGCTCAGTATGAAGCGCCTCAATCGTGGCGGTTCTATCTTCGTCGCCGATGTGCCATAAGAAATCATCGCCTTGCTGTGAGCTTGGCACAATTACCGCGTCCCACCCGTCGCGCAAGATTTCAAACCCGGCGCTTACGTCTTGAAAAACGCGCGTGTCAGCGTCGATGTACAGCGTGTAATCGAACGGTGACCATTCGAGTAGTGTCATTTTTGCACAGCGAGAAAGTTGAACGGGAGAATAGTCGTTGTGTGGCGGAGGATCAAAGACAAGTGTGTCAAGCGTGGGGTTGTGTTGCTTTAGCGTTGCTAGTGAACGCCCGGCCTCGCGCGTCGCCTTGTCGCCTACAGCAATGTAGACAGCGCCATCACAACTCACCTATAACATCCCTTCCATTTGTCCATGTGGTGGGCAATGCGCATATCAAAGGCTTGCATTCGTAGATTGCCTGTAGCATAGCAACGCGGTCGTCTTGTTCTTTTTGCAATTCGGTGTATCTGTCGAGCAAGGCGCGGGTATCATCGCAACGCCGCACGAAAAACAAGCTTGGATCGTAAAGTGGCACGCGCAAATCGCGTATCGTTTCGGCTAACGATTCGTCGGCAACGTCACACGCCAAAACATCATAGTCATACAATGGCATTGCAATCTGCCACGTCTTGAGTAGATTGAAACCAACGGGGAGAAGGTCGGTGCGTAGCGAGTGAAGCTTAGATTGATCCCAAAAGCACGTCAATTCAAATTGAAGGTAGTCACCGGAAAAAGCAACGGCGCGGTCAATGTCGGGGGGGATACTTGTGTAGTCGCCCTTTATGACAATGCCTGCCTCGTAGATACTTTCGAGACCGGCGTGGTACTTGGGAGGGAGTTCGGCTAGTCCGTCTTTTAGCCACTCTCGCGCAACCTGATTACTTTTAAGGTCAAAGCCATCGCCGGGCTTTAGCTTAATCGTTCTTCCGTTGTGCACGACGTATTGTGTACTGCGAAGAATTACGTACATTCAAAAGATCCTAACGGGGGCAGCGGTAAAGCCGCCCCCAATTGACACCCGTGTTAGTCGGTGATGCTATTCCACGACGTGGTTGCCACGGGTACGTAGCGCTTGCAAATGCCGTACAGGATAACGGCATAGTTGACGTTGTTTACGGCGGTGACGCCTTGCAACTGCACGTATTCGTACTTGAGTACGCCGTCGTTGCTCAGCTCTTCGCCGCGCACTTCGATAGACGCTGGCGCTTGGTTTGCGTCGCCGCCCGCTTGCGTAAGCGCGACTTCCTTGTCTGTGATAGTCGCCGCACCCGTGCCAGCGCCGTCGGTCGCCTCACGGATGGTCACGGTAAAGGTTCCACCGGCGTCCATTGCGCCGACCTGAATCACCGCGACAAGCCGGTGATAGTTTTCTACGTTAATCCACGCCGATGCTTCGGTCTGCGGGTTGCGCGATCCGGGTTGGAAGTATGCAATCGGTTCGTGTACTTCACTAAAGCGGTTTGTGTAAGTCATTGTTTATTTACTCCTTAGCTCGCCTTCTCGCCCAAGATCACAAACGGCGAAACCTGCGACGTCCCATCAGCGAGCGTCAAAGGCTGCGAAAGCCACGGTTGGCCGTCTACGCGGTGAACCGCGCGCCACGAGGTTTGATCGTTCTTGAACTTGTAGATGTTGGTCGATTCGATGGTGACCTCTTTGCGGTCACCGACGAGGTAGTACGTCCAGTCGGCCAAGAGCACGTCGCCGGTGCTACCCTGCACGGGTAACTTTTCGGTGAAGATAATCGGGATGCCGAACAAAGTCATTTGCGGCGCACCGCTTGCGTTTGCCACGAACACATAAGATGGGTTACCCGCTGGTCCGTTCATGCTGAGCAATTCGGACATCGCCGACTGACTCATCATCCACACGGCGTTACTGATCCCGCCGGGCAAGAAGTTTTCCATCATGGCGGCGGCGTCTTCGAGTCGGAACTCGCCATCGGCTTGACGGTTGACGGTGATGGTTGCACCGGCGTTCAAAACGCCCAACGGCATACCCGCGCCCGTACCTTGCAAGAATGCGTATTCTTCGGTCCATGCAATCGCCCCTGCGAAACCGAGCGGACCTTTCAGGAAGGCGTCAAAGCTGATAACGCTGTCTTCAACAAGCTCGTCGCTTACTTCGGTGTAGCACGTCAGCTTGTGCGCCACCAACTCGATTTGGCGGAAGGACGGATCGGTCTCGTCTTTCAGCGCGGCTTCTTCGGTCCATGTCGGTTGAATGCCACCGAAGAAGTTCGGCGCGTTTGACGATGTGCCGGTTTGGTCAAGCACGGGAATGCGCAGACTGCGCCGCGCCATCGGAATTACGGTCGCGCGAGAACGCACCGAGTTGCGTTCAGATGATACTGAGTACAGGTCGGGAAGGAATTCTTCGGGAACCAGGAAACCGCCCGCACTGCCGACGCTCTCGCTCAAGTCCTTTACGCCCCAGCCCGATTCGACGCTTTGCCCTGGCTGATAAACCTTCTTAAAGCGCTCGGTTTCTTTGCTGTCGGTGCGATAGGCGTATTGCATCAACCGCTGATCAAGCGGAATTTGCAATTGGATGTTGCGCATGTTACCCGCGCCAAGTGCGGCGGCGGCGAACTCACCGAACGTCGAAAAGCCGGTGTTGGGTGTGCCGGCCTTGCGCGCGGTTTTTATTTCGGCGTCAAGTGCCGATTTGAGCTTGCCCGATTCGATGAACCGCGCACCACGCTCTTTCAGCGCCATTGCCTCTTTGAATTTGACATCAGCCTCAGTCCGCGCCTCAGCCGTTGCGTCCGGGTCGGCCCATACAGCGCGTGCGGCGTTGTTCAGTGTTTGAGACTGAAGCAAAAAGCTGCTTGCTTCTTGGGTGTTCATTTCACTTACTCCATTGCATTAAGTTCTTGTCCAAGGTTGGCAATTTCTGCCAATCGTTGCTTTGCGAGTGGCGTCAATTCCGACTCGCCCTGCTTTTCTGGAGTGAGTGCGTCCGGCGGCTCGGCTCCCATTTCTTCTTCATCGTCGCTCATCATAACGCCCGCTTCGGCGAGCGCCATATGTAGATTTTGCATGGCGTCGTGCATGGCGTCCATTGCCATCATTACGCCGTCGTACATCATTTCGTCTTGCTTTTCTTCTTCTTCCTCGTCGCCGTGCATTTCTTTGTCCCGTGGCGCGACAGGCGTATCGTCGTCGAATTCTTCGGCCATACGCGCGTAGTATGCGCCTAACGTTTCGCGCACACCTGCTTTGTCTGAGTCTGAAATATCGATTTCACTTCGTGCGTCGTTAATCGCCCCCGCTGCCGCAAACACGCCGGCGGGCACAATGTACGGTTTACCGTCGATGACTTCGACAACACCAAGCTTATAGCTACCCAAGAGTTCGGGTTCGTCGGCGTTGTACCACGTGAACGCGCGCCGGTATTCTTCCCAATCCATATCCTCAGGGTCAGGCCCACCGACGTAAAGGCGCACGCTCATTTCAGCCGCGTCACCGTCCCATTCGCGCTCTTTGTCGGCAAGGGGAAAATCCTGCGGCGGAATAACCCGTTTCGTTTCTGTTTTCATTTTCGCCCTCATTGGCGTTACGCCAAATTGTTTTTCGAATGCTGTATAAATTCGCTTCCAATCGGCAAGCGAAATATTCTCGTCGATTTCAATCACCCCGTCCGGCGTAATCGCAACTGCGTTTTTAGCGCCAAGTGTTGCGGTCGCCGGATTCATGGCGAAAATCACCGGGCTATATTCCCAAAGGCGAAGCTCGCGCAAGTTGCGTATTGTGCCGTCGCCGTTCTTGCTCTGCTCGAAATCAACTTTGATTGCGTCGTAACCGATAGAATATTCATCAACCGCGCCGGCCTTGATACGCGCAAACGCGCCCGCGCCCTCCGGCGTGTCAAGTAAGTACTGTGTTTTGGTATACAG